CAGGCCCTAACACTGCAAACCAATCGTTTGCTGTTGAGTCCGTACCTACAGCGCTTCTTCTACCTGATACTTCTACGTAATCGGTGTCTGCTGTTGCTAGATTTTTCATGTATAAATAAGCTCTATCTTCTGACCCGTCTAATTGCTTTAAAACAATTGGGTCTTCTGTCCCTGTACCTGTTAAGTATAATTTTCCAACTAATTGTTGATCTCCTGCGGGAGATAATACATCTGTTTCTGTAAAGCTAAGATTTTGCTTTGCAAATAAATCTGTACTGGAAAGAGACAATGTTACATTTACTGTTGCCATATTAATATTTTTTTAAATTCGCGAATTAAAGGACAAAAGTAATAATTTTAGCTTTGCCCACAAATAATAACATATAAAATTAGATTTTTAATAATTAATTTTATAGCTAAAACAATTTTTTCTTTCTAGCATATAAAGGCTTTGCCCAAAAAGATTGATCATATATAGTAGATACTTTTTTTTCTTTATCTACTTTTATTTTTTTAACCTCTTGTAAATGGTAACAAACCATCATAAAAGCCATTACTCTATCAAAGTTTCCTGTATCATTATAAGCTATTAATTCTTTTAATAAAGGTATGCTACGTATTCTATGAAGATTTAATAAACCTTCTTCATCTTGATAGTTCTCTAGTAACCACATTTTAATTAACTCTTCTCCGTAATCTTTTAAAGGTTTAGACATGTGCATCCCCTTACCTCTATTTACTCTACTATTTTGAACTACATCTTTTATAATAGTAGGTTGATCTAGCAACAAATGAGTTTGATTTTTAAACTCTAGATATTGATACATACCTTTACGTTCGTTCTCATACAAACACTTTGCATTATAAAAGTGCAACAATCTTCTTACTTTTTCGTAGTATGCATTAGCAGTGTCTGGTCTTCCAGTGTATTCTGCTACAATACGATTTGTAAGTTTGTTTATAATTAATGTAGATCCTAAAGAAGATGTAGTAGAATCATCATGATCATAAGGATCTGTACCTGCAAGATACATGCCGTATGGTATTTTACCGTCAGAATCTTCAAAAGGCATTTCATATATTACTACACATCCTGCTAAATCATCACTACCTCTAAGAGGGTAATCTATTATTGGAGAAAGTTTAGCGTTTGGTTTCCATTTAATTTTATTGCTATCGGAGTCTATATAAAGATCTCCTATATAATCATGGTTTCTTTCTTTGTTAGTAGCCTCTAATTCAGCTAGTCTAGTAAGAAGATCTGCTACAGGAAATAAATTACCTGTACGCGTAAGGAATACTTCAGACGGTACAAGAGGCCTGTTTTGCAACTCTGCATCTAATGCACTTCTAGAGTTTTTACTTTTCTTTAGTTTTTCTCTAAATTTATCTAAATATTCTTTTGCATTTTGTTCTTGTGTGTTTCCATTAGGGTCTTTAAATTGATTAAGCCCTCTATACGCAGGAACAAAATAAGATATTTTACCTTTATCTTCCCACTCATCGTAAAAAGAAATCATGTCATAAACATCTGGATTGTAGAACATATCTCTTGCATCTACAGTACCTCCACCTTCCATATCACCACCTGTACCTAAATACATACAGCTTCCAAACTTGTACGCACCGTTTTTCATACATTCTACAGATGCTTCGTGTGATGCTTTAAGATTACTAAACATACCAATCTCTTCCATTACCATTACAGCAGGACGAGTACCATTGGCAGCAAATGCATTGTCTTTAAAGGTACGATGCTTAATCTTAGACTTACTACCCATAACTTTCCAGGTACCACCAAGCTTCTTTTTATATTCTGCAATAACTTCTTTCCCAGAATACCAACTACCGCTGTACTGCTTAGAGAAAGGGGAGGGAAAAAACTTGTCTCCAAGTTCAATACCGCCAGGTAAATTATCCAATCCAAATTGTGTCTTTTTTAATATATCTCCTGAGTATTTAGCATCCCCTGCTCCTGCTACAATTTCTGTAGAAGGCGGGTTACCAATATCTTCAGGTTTATAAGATTTCATTCCATCAAATACAAACTCATGGCCAATAACTCCTCCTGCAACAGAATAAGATTTACCAAACCCACGACTTCCCATCATCATAAAGTTTTTAGCTTCATTTTCCCACAAAGGACAGCCCATATTCTTTTTATGTGTTCTACGCATATATTCTGCAGCAGGAACATAATTTGGTTTACCTATAAACTCTCTGTTACAAGTAAACTCTTTATCTTCTTCAAATCCAGAAAACCCTCTAGCTTCACACCAGTTATAAAAAAACTCCCATTCAAGATCTCTAAGAAATGGTTTACCAGGAGTTTTAGTTTTAGAATGTGCAGTTTTGTTTAATAAGATTGTCCAAAAGTTTACATAAAAATATAAATTACCTGGCATCCATACACCGCTAACCCAATAACCTTCAATACACCTTTTCTTTTCTTCTCTCCAAAACAATAAGTATTCTTCGCTTGCAGGATGAAATTGAGGTATCTCTTTAAGTAAAAAAGCAGCTTTGTTAACAATCATATTAATCCTTTTTCAGAAGCAGACTCTTCACCTCCACCTTTAGTAGAGCCTTCGTTAGTTTCTTTATCTACTAGTTTTAAAAGACGTTCATAGTCTTCAAACAATTTAACATTAGTTTTAAGAAGTCCTTCTATTGTATCTGCATTCTCTTCATACGTAAGTACATCTAAGTACCTTGTTTTTTCGTCCATCTTTTTATTCCAAACTAAAAGTTGTCTTTTAGCAGGAGTTATAAGAGATGATTCGTAAAAATTCATAGCAGGTTTGTATTTATCCCAGTCAAACTTAGAATCTTTAATAAAATCCTTACTTATTATATCTTTTCTTGTAGGAAAAGATATGTTAGCAAATTTAGAATCAGGGTCCACCAAAAGCGCAATAGCCCACATTATCTGTGAGCTTTTGCTTTTTGTTTTGCTTTTATCCTCTTTGTAGATAATTGCAAACTCTTGGGGGATTTGTAATTGTGGGTGTAATTTCCAAAAGTTAGCTTCTGTATCGAACCTTTCTAATATCATTTTACAATACCTAGTACATCAAACATGTTCATTTGAAAATATTCTATTTCGTCTACCATAACCATAAATCCTTGGCCTTTAGGTATAATAGTGTCTCCAACTTTTACATTTTTAACATCGTCACTGACTGCTACAACTTTAGCATGCCCGTCTCTTTTGCTTTCTTCTTCTTTTAACATCTGTTGAGATTTAATAATCCCACTTTTTGTTTCTTTTTCTACTGAAGGCATTTCCACTACAATGTGGTTTCCTAAAGGCTCGTAGTTAATTGTGTTTTTCATTTTTACCATTTTTTAAGTGGGCAATGCGATTGCATTGACCGTGTTTTAGCTATTAAAGGGCACCCACATTTAGTGCACTTATTTTTGACATTAAACTCACAACTAGAACATATGGATGCTCTAGATTTTGCAATCATTTCTACGTGTTCGTTTGGAAATACAACATTCTTCCATCCATTAAATATTTCGGATAGTTTAGATGCCGCTCCCTTTTTTTCGTTTTCCATTTTTGTAATATTTAAACCTATTCTTTTTTACAGTGAACATACCTAAATGCTTTAATCTTACAGATTCAAAATCTCCGTTGCTTATAACATCTTTTAATAATTTAAATTGAGTTTTAACTATTAAGTCTGCTTTAAACTCGCTTATTTTGTATTTTTCAGAAATTTTTTTAATTAGTTTGTCCACCCTATTTTATAAGTTACTTCAATACCGTTGTCTTTTACACCGTTAAGTATGTTAGCGTTTATTTTTTTGTCTACAATCATTTTCTTTTTTCTAAGCATAGTAATATGGTTATTAAAAGAAGCTTCAGACATATCTATTTGTTTTCTTACAAGTTTCCTAACAGGTGTAGAAAATAGCATTTTATCTACATTAGGATTTGTTTTATTAGAGAACCATATAGCCAAAAAATTAGAGAGTACTTCAATTTCTTTATCCTTTAGTTTTAAAACTGGATTAAGTATTTGAAGATACGCTTTCATGGATTTTGGTATGTCAGAGTTAATAGGTATTATCATAATTCTATTTCAGGGAATAAAACCTCTGCTTTGTTTTTATCAATGACAGCAATAGATGCTTTAACATATCTTGCTACATCGTGTGCTTCTGATTTTTCTTCTTGATTAGAATCTATTCCTAACTTTGACTGCGCTTTAGCATTCATATGAAGTAATTTATCTACTTGGTATAAGTTAGTGTATTTTTCTAAACAATTAGAACATAGTTTAGAGTTTAAAGAAAACTTAAAATGTTTTCTCATTGCTTTTTCAATAACATCCATGTTTAAGAATATCTATTACTATTAAATTTACCAGCTATAGTGCCTCCAGGTTTTTTAATAATACCTCCAAAGCCTCCACCTTTAACTCGTATCTCTTTCATATATTTATCGCAACAAATTGCTTCAGGACATACAACCTCTCCACCCACTACTTTTATAGTGTGAGTTCCAAGCTCTAAGTCTTTATTACAATCTGTATTAACGCATTCAAATCTTGTCATGCGACAAATATAATAAAATTAATTATAATTTAACATATTCTTCACTTCTTTTCTGTAATCAGCACATTTTATAAGCTTGTACGTGTCATTTTTTTCATTAAACCACACAATGTAACACTCTTTTATTTTAAGATCTGTTTCATGCTCAATAATGTATTTGTAAGTAGATAATTGTAAGGAATAGGTGCTGAATTCGCACTCATCTAGGTGGGATACAGGTTCAAGCATTTTATTCTTAAACTTGCTTTTGTAATTCATTTTTTTGTTAGTTTTCCAGTCAAATATAACTAGAGCATCAAGAGTGTTAGAGTAATACAACTGATCAACCATACCACATAGTCCAAGTTCTTCTGAGCCAACACATAGCTCTGAACTTACTGGTACAAGATTGTCTTTTGATTCTTCGTAGAATTTTAAAAAGTGGGATTCGATAGTATCATATGCAATCATATCTATATCAAAATCATATATTGTATTAGGCAGTATCTTATTATTAATGTAATTTTCAGCGTATGCGTGAAACTTACTTCCTTTATTACATGCACGTAAACTAATAGAATCCCACTTATCTAAAATTTCTTGTCTTGTTACACCTTCTTTATTAGCAGTTTTATCTGCCCAGAACTCTTTCTGAAAAGGTTTTTTAAATTTACTTATAAACGTGGTAACCGAGGTTAATGGTTTTCCGTTTAATGTGTAGGTGTGTCCTTCCTCTGTAAATACAACGTTGTTAAACTTGTTCAGTTCTTTGAATATCATTTTCTTCTTCTTGGATTATTTTTTCTAAATACACAGCTAAGTCCATTGCTTCTTCTTGTGCGTGTTTTAACCATTGTAGTTTGGTGAGATCTTTACGGTCCATTGTAGTACCATATTTTTCCTTACCTACTTGGGCTCTTTGTGTAATCTTTGTACAAACTCTATACTCTATACTACTCATTTTTTGTATTTTCTAATTGTATCTAGAATCATTGCTCTCAAAATCTCATAACAGGCTATAGCTACAAAAAACATTTCCATCTTAGTACCCTGTTAAAAGTTTAAGTACATCATCAATAGCTTTATGTCTGTGATTATCTTCTAAGATTACTTTGTAAACATGGTTACTATCTTTTATTTTAGCAACATCGTCTATAGCAGAGTTAAGCGGGTTACCTAAATCTATTTGTTGGTAATCTCCACAGAATATCATTATAGAATCTTTACCTAATCTACCTAGCGCCATACGAAGCTGAGGTTTAGTAAGATTTTGGAATTCATCTATTATAACCACTGCTCCATCAAATGTTCTACCTCTAAAATGTGCTAAAGAAACAAGTTCTACCTCTTCTTGCTCTACCATCTTTTGAATCTTCTCAGGCTTGTTATACACCTTACGCATATTCGACATGATAGGTACAAGCCAAGGCTCTAACTTATCTTTCTCATCACCAGGTAAAAACCCATTATCCTCTGTTGCAATAGTAGGACGTGTAATAATAATTTTATTGTATTGTCTTTTAAAAAACATATCTAAGGCCACCTGCACAGCAAGAAGAGTCTTACCTGAGCCCGCTCTACCGACAATAAAACTGAAGGCGTGATTTAAAATATTCTCTTTAGCTACTTTTTGCTCGTCCGATAAAGTTACATTAAACTTAACGTTTCCTTTAGGCGGCTTCTTAGATTTGTTTTCCATAATTATGATCCACAGTTTTCGCAATCTGGGTTATCAATACTACAAGCATTTGGTTGCTCTGCTTCTTCAAGATCTACAATCCAACTATCAAAAGTATCATTTTTTGATTCTTCTGATTTATTTGATAAATCTTTTATATGCTCGTCATCAAAGATTACGTTTTTGTCTGCCATAATATACACATTTAATTGTTAAAATAAAAGTGGCCAAAAGAAAACCAAATTGAAACGCCACTAAATTTCAATTGGGAGAGTCATTGTTGGTTCAACTCTCAAACATCACTGCGAGGATAGATAGTGCCTGTTCCAACAGTCGTCCTCTATTTGTTTATCCTTTCGGTGGGTGACTGAAGTTTATTCTCGCGAAGGCAAACGTACAAAAAAAATTTTATATAAAAAAAGATCCCCCTTATAAAAAGAGGGATCTCCAACCAAAACAAATCAACTGAAAACAATCAATCGAAAAAACACAGCGGCAATATACAATTTTTATTTTTAAAAAAAAATTATATGCAGAAATGATTACGTGTACCACTTTATATCAAGCACCCCCTGAATGTTTTGGCGTGGGATACCCCCGCTGAAACTTAAAACTTACTATTATGAATTTAGAATGTGTATCCTTTATTACAGGAAAATCCGAGCGCGGAACAGAATGGGTTATGTTTAGCACAGCTAATACTTTTGACTCTAAGACAGGGAAAGCAGAATTTGCACGCAAGGCATTAATGCTTGTTGTATCAGACAACGACAAAATAGTCGCCGCTGATATGTGCAAGCATATCGACTCAGGCAAGCCTGTCTTGATAGACGAGAAGTTTGAGATGAAGAACAAGGATTAAAAGAACGGAGCCTAACGGCTCCTTTTCTTTTTTGTTTCCTTCTTTATCATTCGTTGTGCCTGATCTGTGCTTGATCTGTCGTGTTCCTGTCAACACACGCACATAATACCTTGCAATCCACTAGCACAATAATCACTAACATTATAAATATAGCTAATTATGTTTGATTACACACATGAAGTAAGAGCTTTTAATCCTAAAGATGAAGCTTTCAAAGATACTTTCTCTTGGGGAGTATTCCCTAACAAAAATATTGCACAAATAATGGCTAAAGCTTTAAATAAAAAGCTTGGAGCACCTACTTGTGTATTCGTTGTAAACGAGATAGTTTAATGAAATGTCCTAAATGCAATGGCTCTTGTCGTCTGAAGATGACAGGAGCTGTATGCCTGGATTGTGATTGGTATACACACGATAGAAATAAAGTTAGAGAATCTAGCATTGATAAGAAGTTCTTAGAAGAACATATCAATGATCTATCAGAAGAACAAGAAGAAATGGGAGGAGAGTGGTAACACACTCTTCTCTATAAATATAGCTAATTATGGAGAACGTAACAATAAACAAAGTCATTATAAAAGAACAATACAATGACTATTATAATGCTTATGAAGACATGGATAGACAAAATGTTAAGCACTTAGGATGGCTTAATACAGGTGTTAAAGTTCCTGAACACTATACATTTGAAAAAGTATTTAGTAATTGGTCAGGTACTCAATGTTTATATTGTGATACTATTCATAGAGTATCATACTCTGTAGATATGGGAGATTAATATAAGAGAGCAGTAACATGCTCTCTTTTTACTTACTAAAAATAACAAATCATGACATGTAAAATAGATGAAAAAAATGTAAACTACTTAATAAGTAGATGTATACTACTTGAGAATAAAAATAGTAGACAAGCCAAACGAATTAAAGGGTTTGAAGAGTACATAGAAGTACAGGATGAGCGTATTAAAGAGCTTGAAAAAAACAAAAGTATAGACGATAAAAAGATTATACTAATGCAGTCTAAACGTATTAACGAGCTTCTAGAGTTTGACCAGAACCTTAATAAAGCAGGGGTTTACAGATTTACCAAAGACCTCGAAGATACAATTGTTCATTTAAAAGCTCGTATCAAAGAGCTTGAAGAACAAATTCAAAGTATGTTAGATAACTACGGAAACTAACACAATAAGTTTACAACTTAATAAAAGCTGTGCAAGTATGTTCTGTTAAAGAACTATATCAGTGAATGTTGTAAACTTATTTACTTAATAATACCTATGTTGGGCTATCTCATGGCTATGAAGAGATGCGGAGACCAATGTAACATCAACCTGTTAGATGGTAGGTATTTATATTAATAGTAGTGAGTTTGTAGTGCCTGAAAAAGCAATAACCGTTGAATACGTAATAAACACGGCCAAAGGCAGCTTGGAGGTAAACGACTTTGCAACAAACAATCAGCAATGATAGTTGCTACTATATTATTAACTAAGTAAACACAAAGTAAACAAAAAGTAAACTATTATGAAAAAACTAACAACTCCATTAGAGATCAAAGAAGAAATTGTAAAAATGTTACAAGTAGAAAGAGTGCACTTCAAAGGTAAACTTCCTTTTAATGTAAAAGACTTACCAAAACGATACTCTTTGCCTTCGTATGTAAATGCTAAAGGTGAACGTATAACTAACAAGTATTGGAATAAAGCTCGTACTAAAATATCCAATAGTAAAAGACCAAGTAGAAATAAACAAAAGTTTGATACTAAGGTTTGTGAAACTATAGAACCACGTCAAGAACATGTAGAGATTAAAGATATTAAATTAACCTTAATGTTATCACATGATATGAGTGCAAGAGCATTCATAGATTTTATAACTATGGTTGAAAAAGCAGGCGCTAAAGTATTTAGTGTCTGATTATAAAGCAGAGAGGTTGTCTAGACGGGTTAAACCAGAAGGCTGCAGATACTTCGCCTCTACAACAAGAAACTGCAAAGGTGAAAGTGCTATGAAAGACAATAGTAGTTACTCAATCCTTAACACATTATGCACAGTGTGTGTTCTTAACAAGCCCTATAAAAGTTAGATTGGCACCTAACATTAGAGTAGTGCATTGCTCTTAAATAAAGCAAATGGTTAATGTGGGTTCGATTCCCATATGCTTTACTATGCAATATTGCATAAACAACAACAATTTAATTTAAACAACAAGTAAAATGGAAAACAAGACTCCACAAATTAGAATCGAAGGTGTAAGAACTACAAGAAACCCTCAAATCTTCCAATTAGAATTAAGAAAAGAACAAGCGTCACTTAGTGATGGTAGTTTAATTAGCATGTCTTTAGGTGGAAGAGCTAAGAAATATGTAGACTGGTTCCCAGTTGATGCAAATTTCTTTGAAGCATATGGTTATGATTATGATCCTGTAACAATGACAATACAAGGTAATAATCTATTCAATGAACACCTTACAAGAGTAAGTGACATTGAAATATCTACTCGTGCTGGTGAATTATTCCCAGAAGAATTTCCAGTGGTAGATTTATTTATTACAGAAACTCACGTTAAATCGTGGGACGGGCAAAAGCCTAAAATGAACCCATCAACTCAAGAAGTGATGTGTAAAGACAACCAACCTATTTTCTGGAATTGTCAAACTAAAATAGCTAGCAGTGAAGATGCATTTGATACATTTATACAAGCTGATGGAAGTAAGCAAGAAGGAATTCAAGCTGAAGCATTAGTAGATTCAATGCAAGCACAATTAGCAGATTAAATTAGATTGTAGTAAGTCTAAGTTTCGGAGAGTACTGGTGTAACAACCAGTGCTCTCTATTTTAAAACAAGTAAAAAACAGAAAACATGAATTTATTCTACATAGAATTGATACTAATGGCAAGCATAGGTATAAATTTAATACTATTTATATCTATGAATAGTAGCATAAAAAGATTAGAAAACGATACAATGCACATTAATGCTTATACTAGGCGTAATAAACTTATTCTAGATACACTAGAAACACAAGTGTTAGCTAACAATGCTTTAATTAATAAGCCTAAAGCTAAACGTGGTAGACCTAGAAAAGATAGTCCTAAACCTCATACTATAGTACATGAGCTCGGAAACTAGGAAGGAATTTATAGTTCGTATGATGATGTTAATCAACGAGTTACCAGAAGAGAAGAAGCGTGATCAATTTGCGCTTCTAAACTTCTTGGAGTTCCAATTAAAAGCAAGAGATCATTTGTTTGTTGAAGAATTTATCACTAATCTTACAGCTAAAATTAATCGTAACGAAGTATTTTATGGACAAGCACACATTAAGAGAATTGTTCTATCCGTTATCGAAAAGTTTGGAGCAGAGAGTGAATATAATTTCAAGGTTCCAGACTATTACGAAAAGCTCCTGCAACAAACTTTGGGCAGCGAGGCAGATAGAAGTACTATTGAGAAAATTAAACAAGAAACTAAATGATACAGTTCGTAGGAAATCCAAAACTCCTTGATTGCTGTAAAACCACTAACAACATTTGGCCTGTAATAGAGTATTGCAAAACTAAGAAAGTTATTGCACTAGATACAGAAACTACAGGTCTATCTCATACGTCAAGTGACATGATTATGTTACAAATAGGTGATAAAAATCGTCAGTTTGTAATAGATACAAGATACGTTGACATAAAACCACTAAGATTAATATTGGAAGATAATAGTATATTAAAAATACTACACAATGTTAAGTTTGATTACAAGTTTCTTATGAAACATAATATCAGACTTAATAATGTATGGGATACTATGCTAACTTCACAAGTTATACATTGTGGTAAGGATATGAGACACAGTTTAAACGCTGTGCTTAGTAGAGAGCTAGAGATTGAGATGGACAAAAGTGTTCGTCTTAATTTTCTACTAAAAGGTAGTGATGAATTCACAGAATCAGAGATAGTATACGGTGCTAAAGATGTAGAACATCTTGTGCAACTATATGAGAAACAGCTTACTAAGGCTCAAAGTCTTGATGTGTTACCAACAGTTCAACTAGAGAATAATGCAGCACTAGCGTACGCAGATATTGAGTACAATGGTATTTCATTAGACGTGGAAGGTTGGAACAAACTAACAAACAAAGCCACGCGTAAAGTTAAATCTATGGAGCGTGCACTAGATGCATTTATAGAATCTAACGCAACACTTAATAAGTTTGTAAGTTCTTATATTCAGGGAGACTTATTTATAACTAGAGAGGAAATAAGAAAGGTGAATGTTAAATGGAGCTCACCAAAGCAAGTATTAGATGTATTTAAAACATATGGACTTAAAGTAGAAGATGTAAACGGTAAGAACTTACACGTTTATAGTAAAGATCCTTTTGTCAAG